GGCCTGGCGCACGACGTGGATGGGTCCGTCGAACGTTCGGCCGTTTACGGTTACATTCTGTCCGACCGGGATGAACTCGGCTTCAACGACGGCAGCACCGATCGACGCCTGCCAGGGGAAACCGTTTGTGCCCGACCGGGCGACGTCTCTCGCCCAGGAGGTATCCCGGCTGATGAGTCCCTCTGCGGTGACCTGGCCATTCTCGACGGCGATGTGCTGCGTATGGCCGACTCCCTGTCGCGGATTGTGGTCCAGGCGGACCGGAATGTCCTGGCGTTCGACGGCCAGGCCCTCGAGGTCAACGACGACCGGGTGTGGGAATCCGGTGATACGCATCAGCCCGCCGGTGTAGGCGATCATGCTGAACTGCGGCAATTGTTTGTCATTACCGCCCGCCGCTTCGATCTTCAGCGCGCAAAGCATCGTGATTTGGTCAGGCAGCTTGCTGTTCAATATCGACATCCGTGTCATTCTCCTTCGGTGCTGGTGGGCTGTCTGTCAGCCCCAGTTCTTCCATGAGTTGCTTTTCTTTGGCTCGCTGGCGAAGTTCGGTCTCCCAGTCGCGGCCCTGACGGGCGTACTCGACTGCAAGTGTGGTGCTGTTGGACGCCAACCGGGTCGATTGGGCCTTGGCCTCCTTGAGCGGGTCTACGTGTTCAGTCCCATCGAAGAACCACTGGTGAGGCATACTGGGGAGGTTCCGCAGGACCGACAGTTCTGTCGTTAACATCGCCTCGGCGCACCATGCGGCGAAGATGCGGTCTAGCACTGTTTCGCCAAGATCGGTCTGCTCTACCCGGATGGATTTGTAATAGGTCTGATGGTCCAGTCGGCCCGAGGCGTAGTTGTAACCAGATGAGTTGCAGGCTGCGATGTTGTACGGCAGGTTCAGGCATCGAGCGATCTCGTTGAGCAGTTCCCGTTTGAACTCGCTATAGGTCGTGCCGGGCTGCTCGGCCTTGATCTGCCCGAGCTTCCAGCCGTCCGGCAGCGTGGTAGCCATGCGTTTTTCGAGTTCGACGATGTCCATCGGCTCGACAGCAGCGGCCTCGCCGTTGGCTGGCGAATCGGTGTACAGCACGGCCGCAAAGTCGGCGGCTGTCTCCGCGGCGCCCAGGACCGCAAGGGTGTAGCGGCGCAACTGGGCGAACAACGGCAAGGCGGGCGTGATCTCAGGGACGCCCCTGTGCTGAGACGGCCTGTCCGGCCGAAACCAGTGGACCATGTTTGCGGCGCGAATGTAATCACAGCCGGCGCCCCATACGCCCAGGCCGCCGGGATGGCGCCGCAGCACCGTGTAGATGCTCGGGTTGCCCCACGCATCGAACCGGATGCCGTCAACTTCATCAGGTGCGCTGAGAACGTTACTTAATGACATCAGAGGCGCCGCTACGCGGTCGGCCTCGATGAGCTTGACGTCGAGCTTGACCGGCGATGCTATTACCGGATTGGCCGTCAGTACGGCGAACGCCTCGCCGTCTGCCGCTTTGGCCATCCGCATCGTCCGAAGCTTTTCAGCCAGATTCACCGATCTCGCCCAATCTGAAAAGGCGTTTTCGATGAGCCGGTTGGCCGTATCGTCGCCGGTCAGCAACTGCAGCCTCGGACCGGTGCCGACTGTGTCGTTGGCGATCGTCAGCACGATCCCCTTGGCGTAGGAGTTGTTGGCGACTTCGTATCGTGCGCGATCGCGGAGCCTCTTGCGGATATCCGGGCTGTTAGCCGTATCAGCCGAAAGCCCATCGGCCATCGCCCAGTGCCTGGCGTTCTCCACAGTTGTCTGCGCGGCGTCATAGCGCGCGTGCAGCGTTACCGGGAGGGACCGCGGGGTCTTCCGTTTCTTGTGGAACGGCCACATCAGACGGTCCCTCCCGGCGAGAGCTTCACCAGCTTGACGCCGAGTCCCTTCGACTGGCTGGCGTTCTTGGATTCGAGATACTTGTCGGCGGCAATCTGATCGGCCAGCGAGTGCTGTTCAACGGAGCCTGAATCCCCGCTGGCCTTCCGTGGCCCTGCGGCGTTTTCCGCGATCTTGTTGTCGAGAGTATCTTGTGACATAACTCTTCAGTTCCTCAAAAAAAACCATCACCCTCCATATACTTATTTGCCGCCGATGTGCCGGTTTCGGACTTTAATTTGGAATTTCCGAAATTTCGTACCAGATATGGTATGGAAGGCAATATTTCTGCCAAATCGCTTGTTTTTGTTCCGCTCTAGCCGAAGGGCGCGAGTGTTTGATAATGCCGCCGCACGTTTGCGCACCAAAGCATCAGGCGATTTTCTCCCGCGTCGTGATGGTTCGGCCGCAGTTGCGGCAGCGTTTTCGACGGGTGATACCATTGTTTCGCGGACGAGTGTAGACGGTAAAGAAGTGTCGACAGCCGCAGTCACGACAGACCAGACCAACATGCTGGGATGCCTCAAGTTGTGTCGTGGATGGCTTCATGGGCGATTGTTTCGCTGGATATTTGAGAGTTTGATGCGTTGGGATCGCTTTGGTCGCGCCGATGCAAATCCTTCGAGAGTGGCGCCCTGGATACTGCCTGCAACTGCGCAGCCCACCAGGCAGTCCAGCCAGTGGTTGTCCGGGCGGGTTGCGCGGAGTTTCCATTCATCTACGATTCGGTCCCGGGCCATGGTTTTGATGCGATACTCGGCCGTCAGGTGGTCCGCCAGCATGCGGTGGACCTTGGCCTCCCGGCCAAATGACGACAGGGATCCCGGGTCACCCATAGCCACGGCCAGACGGGCGTGGCAGAAAGTCTTCCAGTAGTTAATGTCCATCAGCACATGGCGGACCTGGCGTTTGCCCGTGGTGTTGGGGATGCGCCAGTGGTGGCCTACTCGGTCGCCGCGTTTGCGTTTGTACTCGGAGAACGGGATTGACGATGCGCCCACGTAACGGCCGTGTGAGGGCAAAACGATCCCGGCAAATGTGCTTTGGCGACAGAACTGGTATACCACATCGGTGCTCTGGCCCCAGTTGGCGTCTATCAGACAGCGATCAACCCGCATATCCGCTCCATCTTCCCGCCGGTAGACCCTGCCGAGCCGTTCGGCGGTGAGTTTCTCAAGGCCGGCGAAGATCTGGCCCTCGAAGCCAGCCCCCGGTGTGGCGCGGCCGAGCGTTGCGCGTATTTCAGGCAGCGTAAAGTAGCTGCGTTTTTGATCGGGCCATGTCCCGTAATCGATGATGTAGCCGGTAAAGTTGTCCTCCCATGCGGCGATCATCCAGAACAGCGCCTTGCCCTGCACGTCGATGAACATCGTCACGTGGTTGCATCCCAGTGGGATCTCGCGGCGGTGATAGCCGTTGATCTTCGCGGCGATCTCATCAGCGGTGAGCATTTCCTCGCCTTCGGCCTCGACTATCGGCTCGTTTTGGTACTCGGCGAAAAATGCCCCCTCATCCCGGAGCTTCAGGTTCATTGCATGCTGAATGGCCGACAACTCATCGTCGTTGTGTCGCTGCGGCCAGGCGATAACCGCGCCTGCGTCCATTTCATCGCGATGCTGCCGATAGTATTCGGTGGCCTCCGAGCCGTCACCGTCGTTACGGAGCGAGTCGGCGCGTATCTCGGCGTACTTGGCCCAGAGTTTTTCATTCGTCGGGAACGAATAGACCATCTTCGTTCGCTCGCCTTGCCATTCGGGATGCTTGTCGCGGTCGAGGAGGCGATCGGCCATGTCGTCGGGTCGGATGACAGTGCAGCACATCAACCCGGCAATCTTCTTGCCGGGACCGGCCATTCCCAGCACGTCGCCGGCCAGGATCGCCTCGCGTCGTTGTGATTGCGAAGGCGACCATGCCGACTCGGTCGTTTGCGGGTCATCGACCATCACCAGTTGCGGGCGCACGACCTTTCCATCCGGGCGGGCGTGGTTTTGCCCTCGGATGTCACTGCCCCTCATTCCAGAGCACGAGATCACCACACCGGACGCACGAGAACCCTCGATAGTTGGCAGGACGATCTTGTCGGAGACCCATTCGATACGTGTGGACTCGCCGCTGTACCGCTGACCCTTCTGACGGTTGGTGATGCGTTCCAGGCATCGGATCGGATATGTGACTTCGGGCCAGTCTTCATGGAGCAGTGGATTGGTCTCCAGCCATGTCTTGATCGTCTCGAGCAGATCCTTTGCGCGATCTGCGCTGGCGGCGATCAGACAAACAAACGGCGTCGCGCCGATCAGCGCCGACCAGAGACAGGCGATCTGAGTTAGGACAGTGTTGTGCGTAGGGACCATCCTTCGACCGGCCAAATACAGCCGCGACGGAGAATCGACCTGAATACACTTTACGGCAACCGATTCTGTCGGTTCGATGGACACGATCTGACGAGAACTTGACAGCGGTTGGGTCTTCGGGAGCGGACGGAGGCGCGCCTGTTTCCTCTGCAACAGGAACGCCTGAGTGTGGTCGTGGACCTTGAACCAAAAGCGATGGTATGGGCCGAGGGTTCTTCCATCGAGCGTGACGTATTTCTCGCGGCGGCCGAACTTGACACCCAGCGAACTGAGCAACTCTCCAAAATCCTCGGCCAGCCTCGGGTATTTAATCACGATATCACAGCCGCCGGTCTTGTCGACATGTCCGTCGGTATCGAGAAAGCCCTGTAGCAGCTTCATACGCTGCGTGTAGCTCGCCCGCAGGTACGTCGGCGGAATATGCTTGTTTTGCAAGAGTCCAAGCCTGCGCAGCCGGCCCTGGAACGAAGTGTCGTTGTTGTATGTTCGAGTCATGACACCCGTACAAGTATGGGCGTCAGGTTCGACGCTTCGGACTGTGAAAGACTCTCCGGACCAGCGGATTTGATTGCTGATTTCCGGGTAATCCCATTCGGCCAGCGTAACAGTCGAACAGCGACAGGTGCCGTCGCCCAGCCAAACGCCCAGGGAATAGGGCGCAATCGGGAGATTTGTTGCCGGGATCTGAAGCGGCTTGGCCAGCGGAATGCGATAGCGCTTATCCGTCCGGCGGTTGCTCGGCAAGTCAACGCGAGGCGCCATTTCTTTCGTGGTGAGAGTCAACGGATTCTGTCGGCTCCATCGATCATAGACCGTCCAGAGGTGATCCTCATCGCAAACGATCTCCTCGCCGTCGCTGAAACGGACGCGATAACAGGGACGCCCGAACATGATCGGGGTGGCGTGGGTTACCCGACACATTCGGCCGCGATCGTCGAAAAGCCAATCGCCGACTTGAACGTCGCCCATCGTGGTCCAGCCCAGCGGCGTGGCCAACGGAGTATCGAGAGCCAGGGCCTTGCCCGTGCCGCGCGGCATTGCCATAGCGAACAACCCGCCGTTAAGAACGGCCCGCTGGATCTTGGCAATCACCTTCAGGTGGTCATCCGACCAGGGCAGGTAGAACACCTCCGGGAAGTATGTCTCGCAGAAGTAGCAAAAATCACTCGATGCCTTGGCCTTCCGTTTTGGGTCGACGACTTTCGGGATCTCGCCGATATCCTGTCCCGCCCGAACCAGTTCGGCATTTCGTTCGGCCTGGCGACGCTTGGCCTCGGCGTAGTCCATTGGCTCAGGCTTCGGTGCAAGGTACTGCAATGTCAGCCAGGCGGCATATCGGAACAGGTCGACGCTACGGGCATCGCCGATGGTGTACCC